TCCACCAGATCCACCAGATCCGCCATTCAAAGAGTTAGCTACGTCTGCAGAAACATCGAATGTTTCATTATTACATATACCACCCAATTTAGATATAATACTAGCCAATTGGTTATTAATTAAAGACATTCCTGCTTCCATTGTTGGTGGTATAAAATCTATTTGTTTTATTGCTTGTACTCCATTTGCAATAGTCATATTTTGTACCATCATTAATTCTGCTGCTATAGCAGCTTGACCGGTAACCGGAACTGCTAACGTTGCAGCTTTTATTGCATTTGCAGTTGTCATAGCAGACTGCAATCCAGTATGTACTTTTTTAATAACAGCTGTTATTTCTTGCACTTTTGCTATCATTTCTTTAGCATCTTCTATTTTATCTTTTATATCATGGATTCTTGGATCGTCGCAATTACAATCATCTGGTAATTGGATAGCGTCTTGCAACGTTTCTCCGGTTTTTTCTCCAATTTTTTTTATTAATTTATTAGCTTTGTTTGATAATATACTAACTCCCTTTGCTGGAAGTCCTGGTATTATATCCATAGGCGGCGTAATTGGCATAGTGTTCTCCTTTTTAACTATCTCTTTTTATAAAATATTTCGAACTATTTAAATATTGTAATTGTTTAAATGCATTTGCTAATGCACCTTTATCTAATGGCAACGTAGTTATTCCAGCAGTTCCAATACTGCCAGCACTAATAACATTAAGAATATCCACTAATATGGACATTAATACATCTCCATGAACCATTGCTTCACACGCAGACTCATCACCAATTTTTAATTCAGGTGTGTTAATTGTTACTCTTGTTTTTGCATCTAACGCAATGATATCTTTTTTTGCTTGTAATATAATTCTATCCGCACTCCCTATTAATTGTGGAGAATTATATTCACTTTCACTTTTCGATCCATGATTTCCTAATGGCTTACTTAATGTAAAATTAGGAAAATTTTGTGTTGATGTTAAATATAAACTAGCCCCATCTTTTTCATTGTTTTCTATAACAAATTCGTTATGTCCTGGCTTATTATTTCTTTTGTTAGAAAGTATTATGATCGGGTCTCCACGATTTTCATTAGTCGATTTCCAAGTAGGGTTTACTGTATAAAAGTCTTCGCCTGCTACATCATTAGATATTGAACTTCCCAATCGAATACTGTTACCCCACCGGCCTTCTACTAATATATCTCCTTCATATGGTTGTAAAGGAGAAATTATTTTTTCTTCAAATGTATTTCCTGGCGTTGTTTGAAACGGTACATTAATCGTACCCGATCTAAATTGAGCTATGCCTGGCAATAAATTAGAATTAATTCCAGATTTTAACCCATATGCTGGAAAATAATACCACTCTTGTCTTGCTTTGTCAGGAGTTGTATCATCACGAAGTCCCTTAAATATTAAAACATGTTCTCCAATTAATGGTATTTCTTTTATACTATTATTTACTGGAATAGCTATATATTCTTTTACAGAATCGCCACTATATGTACGAACTCGGATAGCAAATAAATTTTTAGATTTAGTTCCTTTTGCTATATGCCCATCTTCTTTATAAGTATTTGTAATATCACTAGAAAGTACTTCCGCTAAATAAAATTCAACTTTCATTTTTTCTCTCCAACGACTCTTTAACGTTTTTTATTTTTTCTTTTAACTCTTTATCCTCATCATCAATTTTTTTGATTTCATCTGACAACTCGTCCTCAAATGTTTCTTCGGCAACTTTTAATAATTGCAATTTTTCTTCTTCACTTAATAACGAAGTTTCTCCGGAAATTGTCTGTGTAGCGGATATATAACGCTGGACTATAGCGGTTAATTTAACTAAATGGTCATCGTTCTTCACCGCAACATCTAGGTATTCTTTAATTAATGGTACTATAATAGTAGCATCAGATGCATTACGTATTAGTGGCTGTAATTGAGATATTAATTGATTTATTTGTCTATCTTTCTTTTTTGAATTGTGATAGACATCGGACATTAGATCGGCGAAGCTAGTTCCCTTGAATAATTCTTCTTTTATGTCCATATTTGTTCCTTTTAATAATAAATATTAAAAAGGTAAATTCACGAACTCTGTTTGTTCGTATTCCCAAAATTTGTTATTATAAAGTTGTTTCAATACTTTTATAACTCTTGTTATATTATTTGTTTGTAGTCCTGTTCTTTCACGAATAAAAACGTATAATGCTTTTTTATTGTATTGTTCTATATTTTCTCTTTCTGAAAAAATGTGTAATATAGAATCCGCAACATGTATATCTGATTCATTTGCAAATATATAATTTAGATTATCATAACAATACTCAATATACGCATCCATAAAATACTTTAAAGTTTCTCGCATTTCATCATTATGCATTTCAATTTGAACATTTCTATTATCATCAATGTCTATAGGCTCTGCTTTTCTTTTTAATTTTGTATAACCTTTTTGATTTTCTGCAATCAAATAATTAAATGTAGTTCTAGTATAATATGAATAAGCTCTTCCAGCACTTGGATTAAATTTGTCTATACGGACTGTAAGATATGTAACTATATCTGTTTGTAGATCTTGAAATGTGGAATCTATATATTCACACTTCATTTTATTAATTAAATTTTCTGCTAATTTCATAAAGGCAGGAAATATAAATCTTCTATATATTCGCTCCTTTAATACTGGTTCTTCTGCGCATTGATTATACGCAGATATTGAGCATTCAGTAATGTTAGTCCAATACCTATTACTCTTCTTCTTTTTTCTCGGCATTAAATTCCTTATATAATTTTTCAACTACGTCTTTTAACATAGCAAATGTAGTTCCAGCTTCATCATCTTCATGAAATGCTCCCATATGATCAACACGTTTCATTTCTTTATATGAAGCATCTATTTGCCGATACATATAAGTAGATAAGTCTTCTACGTCTTTGATATATTCATCGGCATCAGCTATTAAGCCAGCAAGTATATATGCTCTATATATAAAGTACAACGTTGTTATTAATAGTACTGATCCTATCGATATTAAGAATATAATCATAATTATCCTTCGTTAAATGTGCTAAAAATATCAGATATAGATTTATCTATTGTCGGATTTTGTTCTGCTAAATTTTTAAGTGCAGTTGATTTAGTAGCCTTTGCTTTTGGTGCTACTGCTTTTGGTGAATTGTTTTTTGCGTTTCTCCATCGTTCATATTCTATCTGCGATGCCATATGATCTGCATGGTGTAATATTAGTGGTAAATTGTTTTTTAATTTTGATTGTGCTGACCTAGAAATAAAATATGGCTTATTAGATTCATCATAAACACCATCATGTATTTTAATAGCTTGATATTCATTCCAAGAAACTGGAACTTGATATTTTTGTAACAAATATATAGATAAATCTGGAACCATTGTAAAAGGAATATTTTCATTATGCTTATACATCCTTCCCATATTCTTTCTATGCCAATCAGATGTTTCTACTTGATATACTTCTCTTCCTTCTCCTGGAAATCCGCATTTTCCTAAATCATGATGCATTGCAGCAAATAACATTTCTTCTTCGGAATATCCTGACATATCTGCTCCCATATCAGCCCAAGCATTATATAATTTTTTAGTACATTTCATTACACGAAGTACATGATCAACATATCCTCCTGCAAATGCGTTATGGTAATGTGCGATAGAAGATGCTGGCATCATTATTATTCTATCTTCATACTCATCATATAATTTATTTAATTTGTCTGCTCTAGTAGGAAATAACTCATTAACTTTGATTCTGTAGTGTTCCCAATTGGATTTAATTTCTTCTGCTTCTAACATATTTTTTATTTATATTATAATAAATTATTCGGAGATATCCAAATCAATACCTTCACATAATTTGAAAGTACATTTTGAACATGTAACTGTTATTGAATTTTTGTCTACTCGTTCAACAATAGACCCGCAATATTTACAAGCTAATTTTTTATAATTTCCTCTTGTTTTTGTTTTTGTTTTTTTCATGATATAACTTTTGTATTTGATCTAAAACGTTTCTTTTTCTTTTTAATCTCTGTTTTCTCTTCCGGAATGGAATCGACATTTTCTTTTTGTTGTTCTGTATCATTTAATATTTCTTCTATTGGATATTCTTTATTAAATTCATACCCTTCTGGTACTGAACATTCAATATCTTGTTTTTCATATAATTTATATTTTGTTTCATTTACTATATCAAAAGCTTTATTTGCTGATACTAATAATACAATTGCTAATGGGTCAAATACAAATATAAAAATTAATATAAACCAATTAACGATTTCATCCATGGGTTTATCTAATAATTCAGATAAATATTTTAAAGGGCCTATCTCAGCTGATGCTTCACTATTAGATTCTAAATCCAATACTTGTAAATCTAATTTTGTAATTGAATCTGCAATTGATTCTATTTTTATTGATACATTATTTCTTTGATCTTTAAAATCATCTAATTGTTTATTTAATACTTTTCTGGTAGAAGAAGAAGTAGTAGTTATTATTTCGCCTGATTCTCTATCTTTGTATTGGATTACATTATT